GCAGGTTCTTGAACCAAGTGCCGCTTGCTACGGTGCGGCCCTCACCGCTGTACATCATCGGGCCGCTAAAACGTGTCGTTCCCATGGGAACTACCTCCTTACGAAAGGTTTCGCCCTAGAGTCTTCGTAAGCGTCCGCTGGGCCGGTCGCTAGGGCTAATTGCACCCAGAAAGACGGGAGGGGCACACCGCACCCCTCCCNGTAAACATTACGCCCCAGGNGANCCAAATATCCCCAAGGGATCAGAGACACCAAACGAATAACGCTCGCGAGCCTTGTAGCGCACGTTNCCCGTATTGAAATCGCCGTCCATCGAGGTGGTCATGGCAGCACGCTCAAAGTGCTTCATGCCGTTTGGAACATCCGTGATAATGAACCAAGCATTCGTGTCGGTCAGGTAATGGTTAACCTTATAACCTTCAGGAATGGTGCCATTGTTCTTGATGGCGTTGATGTCATTGTCCGCCGTAGAGGGACGTAACTCACTGTCCAGAATACGGCTCGACACGAACATCAAATCCGGTGGAACAATTATCCGACGCGGACGTGCCGCAATCAGAAGGCCTCGTTGATCAGTCCACTTGGCAATCTGAATAACCGCAGACTCCAGAGAAGTCTCATTCAGATCGGTGGCTGTTGACGGGGTGTTAGAATTGGTCCCGCCAGAAGCCAGGGGATGCGAGGTATTGAATAGCGTTACCCCATCGCCAGACTGATAACTACCGGTCGACTGCCCATTGTTGAGCGGTGAGGCAGCTTTCGTCTGCTTGGTATACGCCATCGCACGGGCGAGTGCCTTGGTGTAACGAGCACTGAGACTGTCATAGAGGTTATCCTCCATCGCCTCCTCAGTGATCGCAAATCCCATTGCAATCGTTTCGTGATTGTACCGCGCCGTGAACGTCTCCTGCGCATTGTCGTACGAAATTGCCGAACCCTCATCCTTCACGGGCGCAGCATCGAAACCAGCCAGAGCGACCTCTTCCTCNAAGGACCGATCCGATGATTCCGTTTCGTAGATTTCTGCATCCTCGCCCTCGTACTTAGCGTACTCCAGGCCGAACAATGCATTGATCCCCGGCAGGAGTTCTTTAAGCATTTGTGCTCTTGAAATAGCCATTGCTCAATCCCTCCCTATATACCGGTTGAGTCTTGCAACTGATGAGCAGCGCAAGAATCTCCAGTGGCATCACCAGGGCCGTTAAACTTACAAAGAACGTCCGTGTAAGTGTCACCAACCGTCGAGTTCGGACCTTCAACAAAGCCAAGGAGCTTTACTGGCAAAGTCTTGGTTGTCGCAAGAGAACTGCCATCGATGGCATTCTTGCTGGTACCAATCGTTGTTGATCCGGCAGTTTGAACAACCGAAAAATTATTACCCAGGCCGGTTTGNGCAATCGNCTCATCACNTTGCGCCTGGAAAACAATATTCGGATCATCAACCACATAGGCCTTGATGTCGGTAGCCGACGTACTGGCCGTCCACATCTGAGCATAGGTCGGTTGATTGGTGCCGGGGTCAGTGTAACTGCACCCGACAAAAATCCCTACGGGAGTCAAGGTCGATGTGCCGGTGTCTTTCTCGACAGTACCGGTACTCACGATCTTGAGGACATCCCCGTAAAAGATACTGGTTCCGTAACTGTTGGTAACCTTGTATTGCCGTGTGGCACCAGAAAAAGTGCCAGAGCCAAGAACACCAACGGGACGGAAACCATAAGGGGCCGCTGTAGTAGCCATTATGATTATCCTCCTTCAAAGGACAGTGTTAAAGCACAGCGGAAAACCTAAAGGGGTTTGCCGCCACCGAAAGACACCCTCGTAGTCGATTCGTTAAGTTTCGGCATACGCGGATCATCTTCCCGCATGAAGTTATGATTAACCGATTCGTGCTGCTGACGAGCCAGATTGGCAAAATACTCTGACCGCGCCTTGTAGTTCTCCTCACTCGTCTTGCACAAAAGAAGACCACCTACTTCGATGTTCCCGGCATAATCACTGCCTCTATCAGAGGCCATCATCATCTCCGGATGATCTTCCGCTCTCACAGGCTCCCAACCTTCACGGAATCTCTTGGACGCATTTACGTTGTCCTGATTTCCCATGATGGAAGTTCTGATCCAGCGAAAAACCCACCCATCCTGCGGGGCAGGATCGGGTAATACCTGCGGGGGTTCCCAAGACTTTTCTCTCTCATCAGCTTCGCGAGAATCGGCTTCTCTTGGTGTGCGCTCATCTGCCGCTATGTCAGCCATTGGCTATCTCCTTCACAACCTGTGCCGCATATTGTTCCGGCGTTATCCCAAGTTTGCTGGCGAGGCGAACCTGAGAGGAAGATAACTCCACTTTGCTCGGCTTTCTCCCGCCGCGACCTGCGGGGGCGACCACCGGGGTCTTTCGAGAAGTCGGAGGCCCACTTCCAGAGGGTGCTTCCTTCTCAAAACTCTGTGGGAACCTATCTCTAAGTTCCCTATCCACGATGTCATAATATTCCTTATGAACCAATGGATTATATCCCTTACGAACAAGCTGTTCGTGTACACCTATCGCAAAGCCCGTCAACTGCTCATAGCCGGGTCTTTGAAACCAGGAGTTTTTCTGCAACCAAGCGACCGCCTTCGGGTCCGGAGGCGGCACATGCTGTTGCGGCTGTGCCTGATCCTGGGTCTCCTGGTAGGCTGGCTGTTCGCCGTAGGCATCGGGCGCAGCCACATTATAATGTGAGCGCTCCGCATGCAGGCGAGAGACATCCGACTGCGCTTCGGCAATGGCGTCGGCATCGCCGGTTTCGTAAGCCTCCTTGAACCTCTGCTTGGCGGCATCGATCTCGACATCGCTCTTCGCGGAAACTTGGTCGTACAGCAGCCTTCGGCTGTTTGACAACTGATCCTTGAGCGTCTTGTTTTCCGTCTGCACGTTCTGCGCATAGCGGACGGCCTCATTGTTCTCGCGCAGCGCCGTTTCCTTGTCGCGGCGCTCGTTATGAAATTCGTAGCGAAGCGTATCCATGCGCGACTTGACACGCTCGGACATGCCTGGGATGTCCTCCTCCACATCCTCCGCCACATCCCCTCGCGGAGGCCGGTTACGGTCCTCTTCGGGGGTGTCATCTATTACCGAAACCTCTATATCAGAGGCATCTTCCGAGAGAACGTCGATGGGGTCGGTGAAGTTCCCAGATGTCTCTTCCACGAAGAGATCGTCCTGACCCTCTTCAGCCGCTTTTGATCCAGCGCTCATGCTCTTATCACCCCTCTGGGATCATCAACAACGGCCTGCGGCACATCGTCGGTTATGAGCCTGAACTTCTTGCCATGAATTTCAATCCTGGTTCCCGAATAGGCCCGCATGACCACCCAGTCACCCTCCTTGCAATAAGCCCCGCTGGGGAATTTCCTCTGCGAGGTTTCCGTATAACAGTCGGGACCGAGCGCCATGACATAGGCCGTGATGCTGGCCAACTCTTCGCGATCCCGCATGCCATCCGTAAGATAGATACCACCGTCCGTCTTCTCCTCCTGTTCCGGCAACGCCACCAGAATATGATAGGAGCAGGGTTGAGGCAGACTGCTCGCAACCTTCTTCTCTTTCTCCTCACTGAGGGCAACAATCTTTTTATCGGACACAGGTCTCTCCTTGCGTTTTCGCTCCGAGCGGGGGTAACGCTCCCCCTGCGCATTTGTTTGCCAACTGGCGGGCAGTGACGATCTGCCCTGATGTTTCACATGAAACATTGACTGCTTATCCCGATCCGTCTTCGGCCTTCCTCTGCTTCTCCATCAGGTCCAGTAGCTCCCTTTCGGCTACGGCAAGCCCTTCTATGACGCCGACCATCTTCTGGTATTCATCGAACGAAGCAGCGCCACCCATCGCAAGATCGTCGGCACGCTCGTTCATTAGTTCCCGCAATATCTTTCGATAGGACGAAAATAAAGATTGATCAAGCAATATTAACCATTCCTATTTCTCTTCGCATCATCATCCAGAAGGGCCTTCGCCACTTCCGTCGAGAGCCGCGCCCTGTCAAGAACCGCTCTTTCCTCTGCTTCGGAAACCTTCAGGGCCGCATTCTCCTGGGTTTTCGCGATCTCAATGCCCAGCTTGACACCTTCAAGTTCAGCATCCTGGGCCATCTTATCGCGCTCAAGCTCCTGAGAGGAACGCTCCTTCTCGGCGTTGAGCATCAGCCTTGCCCTGTCGGTCTCGGCCTTCCTCTGAATATCAGCCATGCGAAGCTCAAGTTCTTTCTGCTGCAACTGGAACATCGGGTCTTGGGCCTGCTGCTGCGCCTGCTGCTGCTGGGCCTCGGCAACATTCTTGTTGAACAGCCTCTCAGCCGCCTCCGCCACCAGACGCGACAGCTTGACTTCGA